TAACCAATCAGTACAAATTAGCTGAAATAACTTACCTGGAAGCAGTTGGTAAGATTGCAGAAGCAAATAAGTTAAGACAAGAAGTTGACCCAAATATCAAGAAATTCAAAGCTGAGGATACTCCTGAAAGTAATAAAGCTGCTGAACATTTAGTTAAGGCTCAGAAGATTAAAGAAATAGAAGGTGATCTTGGTATACTTAGACAAGAACGTAATATAAGTGATAATAAGTATGCCCAGGAACTACAAAGAATTGATATTCTTGAAAGGGCTGGAAGTTTAAGTAAATTATCAGGTATGTTCCGTATAGATGCTTTAACTAAAGAGCATATAAAAGACTTAGAAAAAACTATAGCTGCGGAAGATAAGTTAATTGCTTTAATACCTAATGATGCTAACAAATCCTCCGCCATTGAAAAGATAAAGAAGGAAAGTCAAAGTGCCAGAAATGAGCTGGAAAAACTTAAAGCAGAAGGAAGTACAATTGCAAACTACTTCGAGAACATTGTAGGCGGTTCCTTTGAGAATGCTTTTGCAAGTGTTGTAACTGGCTCTGCTACTGCTGCACAAGCATTTAATTCTTTTAGTATAAGTGTGCAAGGTGAGATTGCGAAAATAGTTGCTGCTGAGATTAGAAGTGCAATTATTGGAAGTATTGTTAAGCCTTTACTTGGGTTAGGTATGAATGCCTTATCTGGGGTGTCTGGCTTGTCCGGCCCTGGGGGTTATTCAGGAGTTCCCTTGCAGTCTGCTGCAAATGCAAATGCAAATGGAAATGTCCATTATGGCCCAAGCATTTCAGCCTACTCAGGCACAATTGTAGACAAACCTACCTTCTTCGCCAAAGGCGGTAATGTAATGGGAGAAGCAGGGCCGGAAGCTATTCTTCCTCTAACTAGAGATAAATCTGGCAAACTCGGAGTAAGAAGTACAAATAACTTGACAAGTGAAGGTTCTTCGGGTATAATTATTCAAAGTCTATCTGTAACTGTGCAAGAAAAAGAAGGTAGTACGTCTGAGGAACAAGCAAAGGAAATTGGTACAGCCATTAAAGACCAGCTTAAAACACTTATTGATAGTAGATTAGTTAATGCTACAAGATCAGGTGGAACACTTAACCCAACATCACTAGCAGCGCAATTCTAATGACAGCACTTACATTACCGCTTTCTGGTTTACTATCTAGCAACAGTGTATTGACTTCTTCTGATAGAGAATTATCAGCGCAGTTTGGGAATGGCTACGCGCAAGTTGCTGTAGATGGGTTTAATAATGAAATAGAAAAATGGTATCTGGAGTATATCCCACTTGACGGGGATAACTTAATAACTTTAAATACCTTCCTTGATACAGTAAAAACAAACCAATGGTTTTACTGGACTCCTTTAGGAGAAACTATAGTTAAAAAATGGCGTAGAGTTAAGGATACTAAGAACAGAAAAATGATTAACTTTGAAACTTACATTGTTACATTTTCAATAACACAAGCCTTTGATTTAGGAGTTTAAACTATGGCTGATAATACTATTTTAAATGCAGGTTCTGGTGGCGATACTATTGCCTCAGACGATATAGCTTCTGTTAAGTTCCAAAGAATTAAAGTTACTCTTGGGGCTGATGGTGTAAATGACTTGGATGTTTCAAATAGTAATCCAATGCCTGTTTACTACCCAAGTGTTACTCCGGTTGATAAATCTGGAACTATAACCACTGGGGATACTGCTCAAGTATTAGCCGCAAGTAATTCAGTTAGACGTGGTTGGTGGATTAAGAATAATTCTAGTTATAATTTGTATGTTTCTGATATAACAACTGCGGTTATTGGTAATGCAAGCTTAGAGATTATTCCAGGTGCTTTATATGAATGTCCAATTACTGGATGTAGTCCTAGTGCATTAAGTATTATTGGAAGCGTTACAGGGCAGGGTTTTACTGCTAGGGAGTGGTAATATGAGTATGAGTGGCGGTTACCCAGGGGTAATAACAAAACAATTCTTGTATAATAACGTATCTTCTGGTATAGAGGGTACTGCTTTAGTGCCAGTAGATAACACAATACCTCAAATTACTGAGGGTACTGAATATTTAACTATAGCAATAACCCCATCAACCATAGGAAGTAGAATACTTATAGAAGCTGATTTAATATTTTATTCTTCTGTGCTAAATATTATAATCACTTCTTTATATAAAGATTCCTCGGCTAATGCTTTAAAGTCTATATGGCAAGGAACTAGTAATTCGTATATGGAAACCTTAACTACACTCAGATATGTTTATACCCCTGTTAATTTAACCCCTATAGTTTTTAGCGTTAGAGCCGGTCTTTATTTAGCAGGTTCTCTAGCATTAAATGGTATTGGGGGACTCTATTTAGGAGGAAGTTTAACATCTTCCATATCTGCTACTGAATATGTAAATTAATACTTAATACTAAGGACTAAACTGTTATGAATATATCTGAACAACCAAATATAACTAAAAAATGGACTGTAAGTAGATTTAATTCTATAGAAGATTACCTTGCAGATGTTGTAAATAGTGAATCTATAATTGAAGGAAACATGCTTCTAAACGAGGGCATTGGAACCTTGCTTTTACTTCTTACCGGAGGTACAGCCACAGCCTTTAATAATGCAAACTCTTACCTTGGAGTAGGCGACAGTTCAACAGCAGAACTTGCAAGTCAAACTGGGCTTCAAGCAGTTACCAATAAGTTATATAAACCTATGGAAGCTACTTACCCCACTATAGTAGGACAAACAATCACATTCAAAGCAGTTTTCTCCGGTGCAGAGGCTAATTTTGCTTGGGATGAATTTACCATAGCAAATGGTAATAGTAATAGTGCAGTTAATTTAAACCGTAAGGTAAGCGCCCAGGGTACTAAAATAGCTGGGCAAGTTTGGACATTAAGTCTTGGTTTAACTTTTGGGTAATAGCTAATGTTATTAACCCTATTTAAACTAAATACGGAAATACCAACTGGCAATAATATTCTCGATGCTGGGTACGTAACAGAAACACTTTCTATCAGTGTAACTACAGACGTTAGTGAAACTATAGTTGGTGTTGAGGTTTTTGGCTTAATAGTTCCACCGATTGAACTTACAGACTCTGGGACTATCTCCGAGGGAATAGGTATTGCAGTACGTGACTTCTCTTTAATAGGACGTGTTGGGAATAAACTTGACCCAGGTATTTACCTGGAACTGTTTGACTTTGACGCAACCTATATTGGAGGAACGGTATCATATTACTCCAATACACCGACAGGGGGATTAGCTCCTATCTTATGGAGAGGAAATAGCTATTACCAAATGCCTCTGGAATTGACCGGAGTTGATTATCGTGCAGATGGAACTGCCCCAAATAGACCACAAATATCTGTATCAAATATTAATAAGTTTTTCCGAGCAGCTATAGGTAACTTGGGTGATTTAACTGGACTTCGTATAACTCGTTGGCGTACTTTTGCACAATTCATAGATGATGGAGAGCAGCCGAATGTCAATATGCACTATCCAATTGATACTTGGACTATAACCCGTTTAATTGGAAGAAGTAAGTTTGGTGTACAGTATGAGTTAAGCGGCCCATTGGATAGGCCTGGGCTTAAGCTACCAAGGAAACAGATTTTACGTGATTCGGGGTTTCCTGGCGTGTCCCGTGTAAGAGCAAGATAATGGAAAATATGAACAACTTAGAAGAATTTAAACAATACGTTTTAAAGTGTTACCCGCAAGAGGCTGTAGGAATAATTGTACATAATCACTTTATACCTATGGAAAACATACACAATGACCCTTGCAATTACTTTGAACTTAGTTCGTTAGATTGTTTCCGTATAGCTGAGCTTACAGAAGAATACAGTATAGTACATTCTCACACAATGGAAACATTTATAGATGACCCAAGAACACCCTCCTTTGAGGATATGCAAGGTCAAAACAATTCAACTGTACCTTGGGGAATTGTGCATTGTGATGGTACAGTTGTAACTGATATTCTTTGGTTCGGAACCCCAAGAACAGAAGTTGTGTTGGGAAAGAATTACGTAAGTAATGTGGATGATTGCTTTACACTTGCAAGAGATTTTTATTACACTAACTTTAATGTAGATGTTGGTGTGCATCCAAGACCAGCCGACTGGGAAGAATGGAACCAACATTATATACTTCAAAATTATGCTAAACTTGGATTCACTGAGGTTAAAAAAGCCGAGTTTGGGGATATTCTTTTATTTACGATTGCAAGTAGAACAGTTAACCATATTGGCATTTTCCTACAAGAAGATACCTTCATACACCATCTACACGGCAGAAAAAGCTGTGAAGATTCTGTTTCAAAATGGAACAGGCAACTTACTAAAATAATTAGGTACACCAATGGAAGCTAAATTATTTACAATAACTATGTACGGTTTCTTAGGAAAACAGTTCGGAAAAAACCCCATTGAAATTTATGCTAAAGATACGAAAGATGTATTTGCAGGTTTAAGTTCTAGGTTTGGGGATTCCTTTAAAGAAATTATACTTAATGGTGCTTGGCATATAACTTGCGGGAAAAGAAATACAAGAAAACTAAGTGCAGAAGATAATTTTCTATCTGAGGAACTAATTGATTTTCCTTTGGTTGATAATGAACTGCATATTTTTCCAGCTATTACTGGAGCTGGTGGAAAGGGTATTGGACAGATTATTCTTGGGGTTGTTCTTATTATCGTTGCTATTGTTATGATATGGAATCCACTAGGATGGGCGGCTGCAGCTGGTGCAGTAGGAGCAGGAACAACAGCAGCCACTATTGGTGGAGTTTCTGCTGCTTCCTTAGCTCTTGCAGGTGTTCTTTCTATTGCGGGTGGAGTCATGGCTATGCTTACAAAAACACCTACTATGGATAGTTACGCAGGAGCAGCCGGAGCAGAACAAAGACCAAGTTTTATCTTCAACGGAGCAATTAATAATACAGAACAAGGTGTACCTGTTCCTTTGGTTTACGGGCGACACCTAACAGGTTCTACTGTTATCTCAGCTGGTATGGAAGTAGTGCAATTATGAATAAATACTATGCAGAAGATTATAACTATGTTTTGGAAGAAACCGACCCTACAGAAATTATTTCTGGAGCTGGCGGAGGTTGTTTTCCAAGTGGGACATTAGTTCGTACAGCTCATGGTTATCGTGCAATTGATACTTGTCAAGTTAATGAGTTAATCCTTAGTTATGACCGCTTTGGGGAAGTTGACTTCGGAATGATTACCGAGGTTATAGTGCATCCAGAAGGCACTTACGAAGATGACCTGTATTTTATTTTTTGCGGGGAAACTTCTGTATTTCCAAAAGGTATAACTGGAAACCATGCAGTTTACCACGAACCAACAAAAGAACATAAGCAGATAAAAGACTTCGCAGTTGGGGAACAGGTAATGTCCTACGATGGAACATTACTTACGATTACAAAAATAACACTAATCCCTAATGAGGAAATAAAAGCTCCGGTTTTTAATTTAATAGTTCATCCACAGCACACCTATCTTGTAGGCACAAGTGACTTATGTATCCGAGTACATAATGGTGGCGGTGGTAAAAGTTCTGGTACTGCTGCTAGGGCAGCTCAAGAAGCTCCAAATACATTGCAAAGTTCCTCAATTGCCTCTGTTCTTGAAGTTATTTCTCATGGGGAAATCGCAGGTATAGTTGGCGGAGCGAAGGGGGTTACCTTTAATAACACAGCGTTGCAGTCAGCTTCTGGAGAATTTAACTTTGATAATGTTACTTTTACAGAACGTAAAGGAACTTTTACGCAAAGCCCAATCCCAGGCTTCGACTACGTACAAGCTGTTGTAGTAGGGGCACAAACAGGTGTAGTTCATACAAATATCAATAATGATCTTGTTAACACTAATACACATGGCGCATTTATTATACTGCAATTGGATGAAGGTCTTTGGGCGCAGAATATAAATAACGGCGACTTGAATGGATATACTATACAGTATCAAATATGGGTGGCCCAAACTGGAGGAAGTTATTCGCTTGTAATTGATAACACAATAAACGCAAAAGCAACTTCACCAGAACAAATAACCCACAGGGTAACTAAACCTTCTGGCGCAACCTTCTGGAGTATTAAGGTTGTTCGTGTTAGTCCAGAAGATGCTACAGTAGCCACAAAGTCAATAATTTCTCTTGTAAGTATTACTGAAATAACAGAGCAACTATTGTCTTATGATAAAATTGCTTATGTTGGTTTAAAGGTTCCTGCGAAGTCTGTTAGTAATCAAATACCTGCAAGAGCTTATGATGTAATGGGTATTTTATGCCAAGTACCTAATAACTTTAACCCATTAACTAGGAAGTATACTGGAGGCTTTTGGAATGGTGGTTTTGTATCTGCGTGGACAGATGACACTGCCTGGATACTATACGACTTAATAACAAACGTCGAATACGGCATGAACTCTTTCATGAATCAGCCTGTAGATGTGGATATTTGGGCATTTCATGAAGCAAGTATGTATAACAACTGCGTTGGTTGGAACGGTTCTACATACTCACAAGCACTTATACCTGATGGCTATGGCCTTGGTGGTACAGAAGTACGGTATACTTTTAATGCTGTAATTGCTACTCAAAGTGATGCTTGGCAATTGTTATTTGCTGTTGCAAGTAATATGCGAGCCTTGCCTGTGATGAAAGGCAATCAGATTTCACTTATCCAAGATCGCCCAAGAGTACCAAGACGAATTTTTAACAACTCCAATGTTATCAATGGTACTTTCCTATATGCTGGAACAGAAGCAACCTCAAGAGCAACAAGTATTAACTGTACTTTTAACGAAGCAAGTAATCGCTACTTACCAAAAACTTTAAGTGAGGAAGATAGTGTTGGTATTGCAAGATATGGCTTAACTGTTAAGGATATTGTTGCCTACGGATGCACAAGAGAAAGTCAAGCTAGACGTATGGCTAAGTGGGCTTTATACACTGAACTAGAGCAGTCGGATTTATGCAGCTTTTCAATTGCCCTTAATATAGTTGATTTAGCTCCAGGCGAAGTTATCTCAACTATGGATGATGATGAAGTTAATGAAACTAATGAGTTCTTAACAGGCCGTATTGTTTCTATAATTGGAACAACTGTTACGCTTGGTAACTCAGTTACGCTTAAGGCAGGGCATGTGTATACATTTGGGGTAATGAGTTCAGATTATTCACAAATACTTGAAAGTGCTATTACTGACTCAGCTGGTATTACAAATACGCTACATCTTGTAAGCACACTTCCAGCGGAAGATTACACAGACAATGAGTTCTTTTGTTTTTCCTCTGGGTCAGATGATCTGAAACATTACTCTATACAATCAATTACTGAAAGTGGAAAAGGAATATATAGTATATCCGGTATTGCCTACACCGAAGCAAAATATGCTTACATTGAACAAGGAATATCCCTTCCAATTGTAACTCCGTCTAATATCTTCTCAACCGTATTACCTGCGGTTACAAACATTCGCTTTGCTGAAGTGTTCATGAATGATGGAATTACAGCTCATAATTACATTCAAGTAAATTGGGATTGGAATTTAGATGGAGCGATAAAAGACCAAGTAAGTTATGTTCTTCGCTGGAGAAGGGATAATAATAACTACCAAATTGCGCAGAATATTGTAACAAAAGATTATCACATACCTGACACAACTCCAGGGCATTATGACGTAATAATTGAAGTTATAAATATACAGGGAAAGAAGTCCTTGCAGACACTTGGAACGTATGCCTATCGGGTAACTGCAAATACTTCCACGCTTCTTCCACCCACTAACTTTTATGTCGCTGGCACAACTGGAACTGCCTTCACTGGAACACACATTCCATTAACTTGGACTTTCCCAAGTGCTAATGCAACAATGACTGACACTTTGTTAGATTATATCCTAGAAGTATGGTCTGTTGACGGAAGTATTAAACTTAATCAGTATGTGGTGCGGCCAAATGCTGCCAAGTTCTTATCTGATGGAACTACAGCTAATCCAGGCTGGAAAGGGGGAAGTTTTGACTATTTGTTACAGAATAATTTAACTGATTATGGTATTGCAAGTAGGTCTGTACAATTTAAGCTATACAGTCGTGATATGGTAGGAGATATTTCAACTGCAAGTATTAAGACTTTCACAAATGCAGTCCCAAGCCATACGAATTTTACATTTACCTTAGTTAATGGCATTGGAACTGAATACTTACATATTAATCAAGTTACACCTGAGACAGATATAGCTGGATACATTGTTGCAAGAAACACAACTGGAACAACAACTGGAGCTACCCTCCTGGATGTTGGATTTAATCTGTTTCCGGCTTTCGCAGCAGATACAAGTTTGTACTATGCAGTTGCTGCTTATGACAGTTTTGGTAAAACTGGTTTAGATTATTCTAGTTTTGTTCTTGGAGCGCCTTTAAGTTTTAACGTAGACAGATTCACTTTTGGTAACTTACATTTTACACCGAACTCTCCAGGGGCTAACCAAATAACTTGGACAACATTTACTGTCTCTAAGAATGGAAGTGGTAGTTTAACAACAGTACTTACAGGAAACTTAACCTGGACAACAGGGCAATTGTACATTGGCTACAGTGATCTACTTGGCGCTATTGTAAGCACAACTGATCTTAGTGTTGCAATTACATACACACAGATTCTTGCTACCTATCGTGGTGGTATTGATCTGGCAAGTGGGGATGGAAGCGCATTTATTGATGGAGGACAAATTGTTGCCCGTTCTCTTGCTGCTAATGCTCTTATTGCAAATAGCTTAACTGCTAATGAAATTGCAACTGGAAGTGCTGTTATTACCGGAGAGGCCCAGATTGCAACTGCTATTATTAATAACGGGCATATTAAGGATGTTATCCAAAGTGCGAGTTATAATGCAGGAACAAAACAAGGCTGGCAAATTAACAAAGCAGGAAATATTACTTCCTACGGCACATTAACTATGGCTACTGCGGGTACTGGAACTGCTAGAACGGAAAATACTGGTGATGTTATTAGAGTGTATGATTCTTCGGGGGTTCTTAGAGTTAAATTAGGTAACTTAGCATGAGTTATGGTTTACAGCTATTTGATAGTTCTGGTACTATTAGATTAGATACCGCCGATAGATTCTCAAGATATGTAGGGGACTATACAACAGTTTTAAATCCTCCTATGTATGGGACAACTACAGTATTATTAAGTATACCTGATATGACAAATGATGGTACTTGGCTATTTACTGCGGATATTGTACCAGCTTTCATAAGTTATAATATAGTTACTGGAGGTATTTCAGTAACTGGGTATCATAGCTATTCTGGGGCCTATACTGTAAAATGTAAGGTTTTTAGGTTCTAATATGTCATACGGCTTTTCAGCATCAAATACAGGGAATACTACCCAAATAGATGATACTTTAATAAACTATCAAGTAAGTTCATCCGGCGTAATGGTTATTCCAATATATAATAACCCCATAGCATTTACAACACCAGCAGGTTCTTTAGTATACTTTGGAACTGACTCCATTGGGGTTGCTATTGGTGGTTGGCGAGAATCTATGGGAAGTTACGATCAGTGGTATATTTTCTCCACTGATTATGATAACCCAACTAATCTGTATTATGTTATAGGCCAGCCTTCTAATGTAATAAGCCCAGATGGGTCAACTTATGGGTTAGAAGTATTCAATAGCGCAGAAATTAGAACTTTCTCAAGCCGTATTCCAACAATAACCTATATAGCATCTGCTACAGTGGAAAGCTCTATAGTAGTTGGTAGTTATAGCACTATGGTATATGTAGACTCTAGCTATTTTATGGTTAAAGGAGCTTCTTCTGGACAACCTTACGCTACTGGATTTATACGGCCAAATCCAACCACTTACAGTTATACTTTAGTAAATGTAAATACTCCCTCTGACCCAGATTGGTCAGCACCTCATATAAATAACCTAATTAATTTGGTAATAAAAAGATGAAATATGTCCTAACAATAGATAGCAATACTAAACTTTTAACTGGGTATTCTGAGGTATCTACTGATAATGAGGCAGATATAGTTAGTGTAGTTGGGGTAAATGAAGTGTATATACTTGCAAATAGATTAGTAGACCCTGTAAATTTCTTAAATTCAAATTATTTTAATGGCACTGATATAGTAACTTTACCAGCTAAAGTAGAAGAATATTATATTTGGGATAGCATTAATTTTATATATAGAGAACCTGATGGATACCTAGAGATAGTAAAACAAAATAAAACAAACGCCCTAAACAACCTTCGAGCGTATAAAAATACCCAGTCAATAACTTATTTAGGGATTGCCTTCGACGCAGATATAATATCCCAAACAAATATCAGTGGAAAAATACTTGAAATAACGACAAAACAAGTTCTTGGAATTATAGATACTAACTTTTTCTGGAAAGATACTGCAAACGTAATCCATACTTGGGCAACAATGGAAGAATATCTTCTTTGGCTTCGTGGCCTTGCAATTGCAATAGCAGAGAGAACTACTTTGTTATATGCTAAAGCTTGGGCTAAGAAAGAAGAAGTACAAGCTTTAGCTACTGTTAATGAAGTGCTTAGTTATGAGATAGATGCCGCTTGGTAATTAATTTCCTTCTAAGACATTACCATGTAATCCATAAACCCAAGGCAATACTTTGTGTAATTCCTGGTCATTGCTATTAAGAGAAGTATAAGTTTTTTGTGGTAATGGCGATTGTATAGCAGCACACCCAAAAAATAGCAAACAAAACAGAATGATAATTGATTTTTTCATAATTTACCCGCTTAAATTAAATTAAAGTTCTACTTAGGGTAAATTATACCATAAATATTAATAACTAACATTAATTTTTATCTATAAACATTGCAGAAATTGGAAGATAATATGAAAAAATTCAAAACAGAGCTGGAAGGGGATTTCATTCGGGGAACTAACTTGTTTCAGTTAGAAAAACCCTTAATATACGATGCCATAACAGCCGATACTGGTTTCAAAACCAATTTTGCAAGTATACCAAAAATCTTTCTTTGGTACATTGATATTACAGACCCAGTAATACGTGATATTGCAGTTATACATGACTTACTATATGTAACTAAAGGACTGGATGGCATTTACACAAGGTATCAAGCAGATAAAATACTACGTGAAGGTATGCGAGAACTTGGGGCCGATAAACATAAGGCGTACTTAGCTTATCTTGGAGTGCGTATTGCCGGATGGGTACATTGGGGCGATGCAATTACAGAGTAATACCGTATTTGCTTAATGTGGTTTTTATTATTCAAAAACCTTGACAAACGTAGGTAAATAAAGTATAATTCAAATTTAGCTAAATCTTAAGTGGTGGTATTAACAAGTAACTGTAGAATTGTATTTCTTAATATAACTTAAAGGCATTTATGTTAAAACCGAAGAAGAAGTCAAAACGTGCGGAAGATGTTATGTATATTCCAGAAAGACCTACTAAATTGTTAAGGCCAAAAAATGAACCACAAGCCAGATTAATAAGTGCTATATACAATAAGGATATAATTCTAGCTGTTGGCCCTGCCGGAACTGGAAAAACCTACGTAAGTGCAGCTAAGTCTATAGATTTTTTGCAAGCTAATATTGTAAGCACTATTATACTTACCAGACCTTACGTACCAGCTGGTGAAAAATTAGGGTTTATCCCTGGAACTGTTGAAGATAAACTTGCTCCCTACTTAGAACCTTATATGGATGCTTTCGTAGACAGAATAGGCAAACAAGCAGTGAATCTTATGCTCACTGATGGAAGGATTCAGGCTAAACCTATAGCTTTCCTGCAAGGTAAGACATTTAACGATGCAATAATTCTTGTAGATGAAGCTGAAAATGCTACACTAGAACAGATTAAGCTTATATTAACTCGTATGGGTGAGAATTGTAAGTGTATTCTTATGGGAGACCATGAACAAATTTATATACCAAATTCCGGCCTTGCTAAAGCTGTGCAAATACTTAAAGATGTACCAAAGTTAGATATAGTTGAGTTTCTGGTAGAAGATTGTATAAGATCAGAAACTTGTCGTCATGTGTTAGAAGCCTTTGAGAGAGCCAAATGAAAATAGTACAATTTGTTAAGAAAGTTAACCTAGATTCAACACATTTAAGCGCTAATGAAGTATTAGAAGGCTCAATGAACTTACTTCAAACTGCTATGGTTATTGGTAGAGATACAGAAGGAGAACCTTTCTTTATGTCTACCACAACTAATAGAGCAGAAATTCTGCTTATGATTAGAGAATGGAGTTTGACTTACTAATGCCAGTTTACGAAGATGACTTGTAGAGCAATTTAATGCAATGGACTATAAACTTCCCACCAATTAATCTTTTAAGTATTCCAAAACAACTATGTGATTTTAAACCTACCGTAAGGAAAGAAAGTGTTAATATCAAAAGAACAGTTCAAAGGATTAATGCCCCACGCAAGCGCAAAGAAAATCGACTTGTACTTTCCGTTTGTAGAGGAAGTATTACAAGAATATCGAATAAATACAAAAGCTAGAATCGCAGCTTTCTTCGCACAACTTGAAGTTGAAAGCGGAAGCCTTCGTTATGTTGAGGAAATTGCTTCCGGAAGTGCCTATGAGTATCGCAAAGACCTTGGTAATTTAAACCCAATTGCGCTTGAAGCGGCTCATGCAAATCATAGCACAACTGGAGTTTGGTTCAAAGGTCACGGACTTATACAAATTACAGGTTATGACAACCATCTTGCCTGCGGAAAAGCCCTTGGAATTGACCTTATAAGCAATCCAAAGCTGCTTTGTGAGCCTGAATGGGCCTTACGAAGTGCAGGTTGGTACTGGAATACACACTCTTGCAATGAACTTGCTGATGTTAATGCGTATGGGGCAATTACTAAGAAAATAAATGGAGGGTATAATGCTGCAAAGGAACGATTAGATAATTGCTTACGAAATAAAATAACTTTAGAGTGTCATTAATGCCTTTTTTACGTATTGACCCTCATTCAGCAACTGTGCGCTTTTTCAAAGAAGATACTGAACAACTACCATTACATGAAATGGAAATTGCAGAGAACAGTAAATGGTATAAGGTACTTACATTGCTATTTAGTGACACAGGAGATGTAAGAGTAGTTGCGAGTGAAAATGCACCTACTATAAGAGAGATTAGATTACTTCACAAAAAACTAAAACAACTTGGGTATAAATCTGCAAGTTGGAACCATGCTGGAAAAGAACATACTATTGTACTTACTAAATAAGGAAATCAAATGAACCTATTAACACCAGATGAAATCGCAAACCTTCCTGGAATTACCCACTTCAACTCCCTGGCTGATGTTCCAGTTAACCAAGACGGCGTGGCTAGAGTACAAAACCAGCTTTATGTTGGAAATGGGGGTTCTCATGTAGAACGGTTAGGGCGATTTAAGAAAGGCCCGGCTTTTGGTGGCAACTATGGCAGGCGCATTGCTATCTGGGATTCAGCATTAACAAATAGCGCCGGAACCGCAGCACTTATTACCCCTACAGTAATGCCGCCAATTAATGAATCGCAAACACAAGTTTTACAGCTTAGTTATAACGCCACGCAATCATTTGGACAAACAAACGTAACTACTGCTTCCTATACAAACCCTGATAAATTAAGCACAAGTTTTGGGGTATGGTTAAACAATCCAACGTCGCATCATCTTGGGCTAAAAATAACAGTCTTTAACTCAGGCGCTGGAAAAAGCATAGCGGCATCGTTTAATGTAAAGCCTACTAATGGCTGGAAGTTTTTTACAATCAGCGGGATTATTGTTCCAGACAATGTCGTTTGGACATTCGGCACAGACCAGATAGCCATAGTACGCATAGAGCAAAACAACGCAACCGGTACATGGGTTGCTGGTGATACTGTGCAGGTAGGGGCTATTTATTCGGGGACAAAGGGCCGCGCAAGGTTTTTAATCTGTAATGATGATGGCACAGCTCAAGTTCTTAGGCCATTTAGTACAACAAATGTGGTGCCAGCAAGTGGCAGAAGTTTTCGTGAGATCGTAGAAAATTATGGATTTAAAGGCACTCTTTATATAGTTCCAGCTTTGATAGGGACACCATCCTACATGACGCGAGCGGAATTGCTAGACATGTATGATAGCGGCTGGGCAATTGGATCCCATTCAGCTACGCATCCGGCATATTTATCCAGGGGATTAACCTCATTAGGCCCGGTCGGATATGCAGATGTAAACGACCCATACTACAGCGTAGCTACTAATGATGACACTGCAATCTATAACGACCTGATGCAAGGAATTGCGGGGCTAAAAGCTTTAGGTATTCCGAATGCAGGTAATTTATTTGCTTTGCCACAAGGTACTTGGGATGAGAGTGTAATGACGGCGTGTATCCGCGCTGGATTTAAACATGTGCGTGGTATTAGTGGTTACAACAACGCTCACACCTTATCGATAGGACTTCCAACTGGTATACGAGGAGGCGTCGAAACAGCGACCAGCTCAGCAAGTGGGTGGATACATCAACTCGACGCGGTTCAAACTGATGGTTCTACCACTGACGTACAAGTCAAACAATACATAGATGACTGCATAACCACTGGTGCAACAGGGGCAAACTATCATCATGGCGTATCAAGCGCAACTGGAGTGGTACTAGATTCGGTACTGGCATACCTAAAAACAAAATCAGATGCTGGGCTAATAGATGTTATGACGGTCGAACAAGCGGCTTTTGACGACGGACTTTTCACGCAGTAACCACCAATACAATCCGCCATAATCCCAACCTCCCCTCGCCCTAATCAGCGGCGGGATTGTTT